TATGGGCGTCTAGTGTTGCAAAATTCAAGAGATTGACGGAGTTAGCCGATGAAGAAGATCACCGAGTACGTGGGGCGTTTGTGTTCGCTGGTGGGTCTGCCACAGGCAGAGCAAGCAGCTACGGCGCCCAAGTCCACAACTTCACCCGCAAATGCGCTAAGGATCCTGATGCCACTCGACAAGCTATGGTTAGAGGCCACGCAATTGTCCCTGCCTTTGGACGCCGAGTTACCGACGTCCTCAAAGGTATGCTCAGGCCAGCTTTGGTACCCGCTGTGGGAAAGTCCCTCGTCGTTGCCGACTGGTCAGGAATCGAAGCTCGAGTTAACCCCTGGCTATCCAATTCCGACGCCGGTGTTCAGAAGCTATCGCTTTTTGAGCGAAAGGAGGACGTCTATAAAGTTAACGCAGCAGCAACCTTCCACGTCCCTATCGCTGACGTTGACGGTGAACAGCGGCAAATTGGAAAAGTCCAAGAATTAGCCTGCGGTTTTGCAGGCGGTGTGGGCGCGTTTGCTGCGATGGGTAGAGCTTATGGCATCTTGCTACCTGAACCCCAAGCCAAGCGCATGGTGGCAGGGTGGCGCCTAGCGAATCCGTGGGCTGTACCGTACTGGCAGAACCTTGAGTCAGCGTATACCCGTGCCATGCGTAACAAAAACCATGAGTTTTCAGCAGGTAGAGTTACCTATATGTACGATGGGCAACATCTTTGGTATGCTTTACCTTCTGGGCGCGTTCTCTGTTATCCGTTTGCCAAGTTAGACGCCGATGGCGTCACCTACGCCAAGGCAGCATGGAAACCCGCAGCCGATGCGAAAGAGTGGCCTAGAGCAAGACTATGGAAAGGACTAGCCTGTGAAAACATCACCCAAGCGGTTGCCAATGATCTACTTAGACATTCTTTGCGTGAATTGGATGGTGTGGTACTACACGTCCATGATGAAATTGTGGTCGAAACAGATAGACCCGAAGCAGTAGCTCTTGAGATGGAGCGCATAATGTGTACCCCACCTGAGTGGGCAAAAGGCATCCCTTTGGGCGTAGAAATAGCAACAATGCAGCGGTACGGTAAATAAAAAAACCCCCTAGTGGTGAGCTAGGGGGATATCCCTCACGAAAGGAATTTGATGAACTTTTTAGAATATATCACGAACTTAGCCCCCGAGGGCGAAACAGCCCTAATTGTGCGTCAAAAACCACAGTTAGACGGTAACGGGCTAATGCAGAGCCATGCCGATGGCACGATCAAGTGTACTTGGCCTGCCTTTTTGCCTACTGCCAAGACCAAGAAAGACTGGGCAATTTACGGCAACACAGGTTCGTTCATTCTTGACCGTTTCGCTGATGGCAAGGTGTCAGCATCTGCCGCCAACTGCGAATACGTCCTTGTAATGATGCTGGATGACATCGGCACCAAGTCAGCCGAGCCGCCCCTTGCGCCTACGTGGATCATGGAAACATCTGAGGGTTCTTACCAATGGGGCTACGCATTTAGTGAGCAGCCATCCAAGGGCGACTTTACCGCAGCGATCAAGGCGATTGCCAAGGCAGGCTTTACCGATCCAGGCGCAACTAATGCTGTGCGTAACTTCCGTTTGCCCGGCTCAGTCAATCTCAAGCCAGGGCGCGATAACTTCGCCTCGGTGCTAGTTGAGTTCCACCCTGAGCGTGAGTACACCCTTGCTGAGATATGCACTGCCCTTGACGTCGTGCCTGACCCAACGGACACCGCACAAAACAACCCGATTCGCCTTGCTGACACGGGCAAAGACTCGGTAGTGACGTGGCTCAACGAGCAGGGCTTGGTACTTTCCGCGCCCAACGGCGAGGGTTGGATGGGTGTGGTCTGCCCTAACAACGGTGAGCATACCGACGGCAACATCGAAGGGCGTTACAAGCCGCTTGACCGTAGCTACTGCTGCCTGCATGGGCATTGCGTGGATTTTAGTTCGCAGATGTTTTTGGATTGGGTAGCCGATAACGGTGGCCCCGAGGTCGACCACGGTTTGCGTGATGAACTGATTGCCGAGAAGATGTCATCTGCCCTGTCAAAATTAACCCCAAATGAAATCTACCGCGATACCGCAGCAGAGCTGATCGCTGAGGTCGAGCGCAAAGAAGCAGGGCGTATTGAGAAGTCGCACTGGTACGAGCGCTTTGCTTACATCCAAGCCGATGACTCCTACTTTGACCTGCAAGACCGCACCGAGTTCAGCCGTGGCACGTTTAACGCAATCTTTCGCCATGTATCGTGCAAGTCAATCCACACTGGCCGCAAGGTCGAAGCGTCTGTCTGCTTTGATGAGAACCGTCAGGCCAACAACGGCAAAGTATTAGAAAAACTAACCTACGCTGCTGGCGATAGCGTGATGGTGACGCGTGACGGCAAGGTCTATGGCAATCGCTGGGTTGACGCCCGCCCGCCTATCCCTGCGGGTGTCGGTACCAACATTGACCTGTGGCTAGACCATGCAAAGACGCTGGTGCCTGATCCTGATGAGCTAAACCATGTGCTAGACGTTATGGCGTTTAAAGTGCAAAACCCACGCTTAAAAGTCAATCACGCCATCTTGCATGGCGGCGATGAGGGCAGCGGTAAGGACACCTTTTGGGCGCCGTTCTTGTGGGCTATCTGCGGCGAGAACATGAAAAACCGTGGCCTGATGGATAACGATTCGGTCAATAGCCAATGGGGTTATCAGCTTGAGTCTGAGGTGCTGCTCATTAACGAACTCAAAGAGCCTGACGCTGCTGCACGTCGGCAACTCGCTAACCGTCTGAAGCCCATCATTGCTGCGCCGCCTGACACGCTGTCGATTAACCGCAAGGGTTTACACCCATACGACATGGTAAATCGTCTGTTTGTGTTGGCTTTTAGCAACGATCCCGTGCCGATCAGCTTGCCTAGCCAAGATCGCCGCTGGTTCTGTATTTGGTCAACCGCGCCCCGCATGGACACTAACAAGGCCAAAAAGATATGGGACTGGTACCGTGCTGGTGGTTTTGCCGCCATTGCCAACTGGTTCTATGCCCGTGATGTATCTAAGTTCAACCCATCCGCGCCCCCAATGTTTACTGAGTTCAAGGCCAACTTGGTTGAGCATGGCATGAGTATGGCTGAGTCATTCTTAGTTGAGATGATGCGTGAGCGTAAGGGCGAGTTTACAAAAGGCGTTGTTGGTTCACCGTTTCATTCGCTGTGCGATCGCCTTGCGGGTGTTGCGCCTAGCGGTGTCAAGATACCCCAAGCGGCTTTGCTTCATGCGTTCAAAGAAGCAGGTTGGACTGATTGCGGCCGCTTGGCGTCCCATGACTACCCTAGCAAAAAGCATATCTTTGCTGCGCCCGATGTGTTTGCCACGCTCAATAAATCAGAGCTTCGCCGTGCAGTAGAGGAAAATCCACAGCCCAAAATGGTTCTAGTGAAATAAGAGAGCGTCTGCCTGCAAAAAACGAGAGCGTTTGCCTGCCAAAAAAAATTAGAGCGTCCCCCTGCAAAAAACGGGAGGGTTTGCCTGCAAGAATTAAAACAAAATGGTAATGACCAGGCTATACGCGCGGGCGCGCGTACGCGGGCGTGTGCGGGCGCATGGGCGCGCGCGTAGGCCAGCAGGCGTGACGGGCGCGGCCGTCAAATAAGGCGGCCAGAATAGCGCATAGGCCGCGATCATACCCCCGGCAATACGTAGGCCACGGCCTAAGCGATCGCGCCGCCATTGGCCGATTATGGCCGCCAAATTGTAAGCAATAAAAAACCCGGCTCATGGCCGGGCGGGGTAAGTGTTGCGGGTTATAAATCAAGTAAATGGGCAATCCACAAGGCCACTAGCAGGCCGCACAAAACAGCAATCATTCATCACCCCCGGCGCGCTGCCAGTCGGCTAGATCGTCGGCCGCTTGATATTCGGCGTCCGATACTTGCTCAACGTGCGCGGGGTACCCCGTCGCGTGTTGGTACGTTAGCGCGTGTTTTAAGGCCGTGGCCGGGTTATCATGCGCCCCGATTAAAATATTATTTACGCTAAAAACTTGATATGTGTTCATTTTTTCCCTTTTAAATTTTGGCCATAGAAACGCCAAATTCGGCGCAATGCGCGGCGGCCTTGGCGTCAAATTTTGCCCATGTAAGCATAGAATTGATGGTTTTAAGATCAATATGCGGGCGGGCTTGTGCTAGGTGATGGCGGGCGATCGCCCGGGGTACCGGGCGCCCGTTGATATAGTATTGAATCATGCTTATTCCTCCGTTATTCCGGCGCAACGGATGGCTAAGCCATTGCAAAATTCAGGCGCGCTTACTTGGCCAGCTTCAAATAGGATGGGCGCGCCGTCCTCCGTTAGCGTGTAATACTCTTGTACATCGCCCGTTTCTAGCGCTTCATCGAAACATTCGTCCAAAATGTGTTTGCTACTTGCGTCTATATAAACCAAATATCTAGGCATGATTTACCCCCTTAATTAACGGCTAGCCAATAATCGGCCGCCAGCTTGTTTATGCGCTCATTGTTGCGACGAATGGCCGCGCGTAGGCCTCTAATCTCACTTATCAAGGCGTCGCATATCGGCGCCACAATGTCACCAATGGCGCGCTGGTCACGAATGGCCGCAATTAACGCGCGGGCGTCTTTTAGGGCTTGCTGATTTTCGGCGCGTAAATCTTCGGTTTGCTGTTCGGCCTGATATTTTGCGTCATCGTCGCGGCTTTGTTCGGCTAAGCGCTCCGCGATCGAATCGGCTACGCGGGCGCGATCAAAGGCGGCGGCGTCAATATCCCCGCCCTTTTCTACTAATTCGGCGCTAGAAAAATAAATCGTCGCAATGTCACAATCACTATACGCAACGGCCGGGGCGATCAATACCCCCCGGCTTGTTTTAATTTTGACAATGTAAGGTTTAATTAATTCGTGCTGAAAATTGTCGGCGTAGTATCCCGAATAATCAAAGGCGCGGCGGCTTAAATCTTGAATGGCCATAAAATCAAAACTGTTTAAATTGTAGGCCATTAAATCGCCCGCTTCGCTGTACTGATTCGGCGTATCGTATTGAATCCATCCCTTGCGGCCATACTTAACATGATGATTTAACGCCGATTTATAGGCGCCGCCCGGGTTATGTTTAACCCATTTTTCGGCTTGTTTTTTAACGCTAGCAAGGCGCGATTCTAAATAAAAGTTAATTTTGTTCATTTTTTAACCCTTTCAGATATTGCATTTATTAAGTTTTGAATAAAAGCGGCTTTTACAGTATTGCCCGCGCTCATTGCCACCAATTTTTGCGCGCTTAATTGTTCTATTGAATAGGCCATTTTTTAGGCCTTTTCTAATAGGTTGAGTTGATCCGCCATCTTTTCTAGTTGATCCCACGCGATCGAATGACATCCGACGATTAACGTCGCGCCATCGAATGAATTGAAGCGATACGCGCCTAATTGGATTTGATGTAGGCCAGCTTCTAGCGTTTTGCCGGATTGTTTAACGCGTACCAATAGCGGCCATAGTTTGAGCGCGTCGGCCACGGGTATTTGAGCGCCCCGGCTAGTCTGAATTTGGTCAGAATTTAACCGTAAAACCGTTGCGCAATATTGGAACCCGTTTTGTGGCGGGTTTTGGCCAGCTTGCCACATTGCTAAGCGATCGCCGGCGTCGATTGCGGCCAGCTTTTCGCGCTCAATCCGGGCGGCTTCTTTTTTGGCGTCGCGCGCCTTGGCCAGCTCATAAACATAATCGCGAGCGATCATTTCATCATTGGATTCATTGCACCATTCGGGCGCGGCAATTTGCATTGCTAAGCAATACTCAATCGCCGATTCGCACGTTTTGAAAATCTCAACGGCGATATTGCCCCGGCTAACCCTTAGCTTTTTAGCCGCAAAATCACGGCGTAGGCGCTCCACTGTACGCGCCCATACGTCAAGGTTATGTTGATGGGAGCGCGTCGGATCGTCGCAATAAATCACGCGATAATCACAAGGAATCGCGCGCCGGATCAAACTTTTATGCTTACCCGTTGAGTTTGAATAGCCGCGATTCGTAAAAAGTACGGTAACGCCGTCGTCGCCAAATTTAGCGACGGGGAAATGACGCCCGTATGAATAAATTACGCCATCTTCGAAAAACACATTGCCAGCGCGGCCGCTAGCTTGTGATCGTGACGCCCAAATATGGGCGGCTTCATTGTTACTACTAAAAACTGTTCTCACGTTAAAACCCTCCCATTGCGCCGTAGGCTAGGAAAGCGCCCAAAATGGCGCCGAATACGCAAGCGCCCAAAATATCCCAAATTGTCGGTTTTTTGTTAGTCATTGCGCGCCCCTTAAATTGATAGCGTTGAGTTAAAAAAAGCGGCCGCAATGGCGCGGCGGCGCTTAGTTGAATAGATTTTGCGCGGGGTATCGTGGCCGCATAAGTTACAGCTCCACACGGGCGCGCCGTTGCGATAGCCAAATTCATCACGCGCGGCCGCCTTAGTGCGCGGGGTTTGCTCATTGCAATTTGTACATAGTTTATATTTTGATTTGTACATGGCCGCCCCTTAAATGATAAATTCCGCATTGTTGCGGATGTTTAATTGACTAGCGGCGGCTAGAATCGCGGCCTTGCTTTTGTTGGTCATTGCACAGCGATACATGGCGGAGAGGCCACGCGCGGCGGCGTCGATATTGCCCGTCATTGCGTGGGCTTGGATCATTGCAAACTGTTTTAATTGCTGTTTGTTCATTGTTTTCACCTTAGGTTAGATTAGTTTTTACCGGTTTTTTATGCCGATGTCTGAATGTAAACGATTCTTTTACATTACACAAGCGCTAAATGCAAATAAATTGCAAAAATAGGGTAAACACTTAGAACAGGGTAAAAACATAGGTCAAATTGTCAAAACATAGGTCAAAGTTTTGGGGCTAAATGACCCATATCAAAGGTTTATAGAATAAGGGCTAAACGGTAACATAGGTCAAATTGTCATTAATTTTAGGTTAATTAAGAAAATGTTTATATCTATAAGATCCCGGCGGCCAATGTTACAAGCCAGCGATTATTTTCGCGTGACAATTTGACAATTTGACCTAGGTTTTCGCGCCCGCCGCCAAAAATTCCCACGCAAAAAAGAAAAGGGTGTCACTAAAAAGAAAATGACAATTTGACCCATATCAAAGTTATTTGACAATTTGACCCATATCAAAACGCCGTGACAATCTGACCCATGTTTTGCCCGCTAACTTTTAGCCGGTGACAATTTGACAATATGACCCATGGCCGCGCCCGCCGCCCTGGTGACAATGGCCGCCAGCAAAAAGCACCCGGCACAATGTACCACGCGCCCGCCTGCTAACCCGCCCGCTAACCCTTATTCTATAAGGGCGCGGGCTTTTTATCGCCCGCCAAGCCTTATTCTATAAGGGCATTAGGGTTTACCCACCCCCCCCCTAGGGCCGGGCGACCGGGCGCTGTGGCTGGGGTGGTTTCACGAACAATTTTTATTTTTTTAGCAAATTTGCAAACAGCCTTAGTTTTGATACACTCACGCTTATGACATTCCTCAGCTTTCCCTACGCACCCCGTACGTTGCAAGCCACAGAATCAAGGCTAAAAGCAATCATGGACGCCGCGCGTCTTGGACTTAAAGGCGACAGGCTTGCCATCGCCGCAGGCATGATGCCCACCGAATACCGGCAACTGTGCCAGTTCGACCCCATCGTCGAGTACGCTGAACTCAAAGCTAGAACCGAGTCCGAGATGCAGATGAGCCAAGTGCTGCACGCCGCCGCGCTAGAAGGCGACATTAAAGCGGCCACTACCATCTTGCAGAACCAGCACGACTGGGTAGCCAAACAGCAGATCAATGTCGAGATCGACCAGCGCATCTCCATCAGCCAAGCGCTTGAGATGGCGCAGCAACGCACAGCCAAAGCCATAGAAATGGAAGCTCAAGACGTGAGCTACACCGAAGTTAAACAAACCAAAGAAAAGCAAAAAGCCGCCTAATGCAAGAACCCCGCTATTCCGCGCAAGACGAGATGGAACTCATGGCGCGGCTGTGGGCGCCAGCCATCAAAGACAACCCACTGGCGTTTGTGATGTTTGCGTTCCCGTGGGGCGAAGCTGGCACACCGCTAGAACACTTCACTGGCCCACGCAAGTGGCAGCGCCAGGTCTTGCAAGACCTAGCCGAACACATCAAAAAGAACGACGGCAAACTGAACTACGACGTATTGCGCCTCGCAATTGCGTCCGGCCGTGGTATTGGCAAGTCAGCCCTAGTCAGTTGGTTAGTGCTATGGATGATGACCACCCGGATCGGGTCAACGGTTATCGTATCTGCTAACTCGGAATCCCAGCTCAGAAGCGTAACCTGGGCTGAAATCACCAAGTGGTCGTCCATGTCGATCAACACCTACTGGTGGGAAATCAGCGCTACCCGCGTTATGCCTGCCAAATGGTTGACTGAGCTAGTCGAACGCGACCTCAAGAAAGGCACCCGCTACTGGAACTTGGAAGGACGGCTATGGTCGGCTGAGAATCCCGACGCTTTCGCTGGAGTTCACAACTACGATGGGGTAATGGTCGTGTTTGACGAGGCGTCAGGTATTGACGACTCCATTTGGGCGGTGACTAGCGGCTTCTTTACGGAAAACACACCGAACCGCTTTTGGTGCTGCTTTAGCAACCCACGGCGTAATACAGGCTATTTCTACGAAGCGATCGAGGGTAGCAAACGTGACTTTTGGCAGTCTAGGCAGGTGGATGCGAGAGATGTTGAAGGCACGGACAAGAACGTCTACAACCAGATTATTGAAGAATACGGCGCTGATTCTTACCAGGCGCACGTCGAAGTCTACGGTTCGTTCCCCTCAGAAGGCGACGATCAGTTCATTCCGTCAACCTTGGTGGACGAAGCCATGAAGCGGGGCAAGCATCAGGATGACTCCGCGCCCATCGTAATTGGGGTGGATCCAGCCCGGTTTGGCTCGGACTCAACGGTCATTGCCGTGCGGCAAGGGCGCGACATTGTGGAGATCCGCAGGTTCAAGGGCGACGACACCATGACGGTGGTCGGCCACGTGATCGAAGCGATCGAGCAGTACCAGCCAGCGGTGACTGCCATCGACGAAGGTGGGCTAGGCGCAGGGGTAGTGGATCGGCTGAAGGAACAGCGGTACAAGATCCGCGGGGTCAACTTCGCAAACAAGAGCAAGAACCCCATGATGTACGGCAACATGAGGGCGCAGATTTGGGGGACTATGAAGGATTGGCTTAAGACAGCCAGCATCCCGAATGAGAAAATGCTCAAGACCGACCTGATCTCACCCATGATGAAACCCGACAGTAAGGGGGCGATTTACCTAGAAGGCAAGAAAGAGATGAAGGCTCGCGGTTTGGCTAGTCCAGACAGTGCTGACGCTATTGCATTAACTTTTGCTTTTCCTGTTGCACACCGCGAATATAAGGGTACAATTCGAAAATCATCGTACGCAAGTCAGGGCGCTGCTCTTAACTCATGGATGGGATCGTAATGGCAACAAAGAAACAAGACAAACCGATCGCTCGCACCACCACAGGTAAAGGTGCTAACTACAAGCCGACCGACAAAGGTGCGGGTATGACTGCCAAAGGAAGGGCTGAATACAATGCAAAAAATAACGCAAATCTTAAAGCGCCTGCTCCAAATCCTAAGACTAAAGCGGACGCCGGACGTAAAAAATCCTTCTGTGCAAGAATGTCAGGAGTTGTCAAAAACGCCAAAGGCGACGCCCCGCGTGCGAAAGCCGCCCTCAAAAACTGGAACTGTTAAAAGGAAAACTACTGTGGCTACTAAACCTGGATTGTATGCAAATATTCATGCTAAACAAAAGCGCATTGCGGCTGGTAGTGGTGAGAGGATGCGTAAAGTTGGTGCTAAGGGCGCGCCTACTGCGAAGGACTTTAAAGAATCAGCTAAAACGGCTAAACCCGCAAAAGCTGCTGCTAAGAAAGCGAAGTAATCATGCCACTCAAAAAATCGACAAGCAAAGAAGCCTTCCGTTCTAACGTTAAGGCTGAGGTCAAGGCAGGCAAACCCGTCAAACAAGCTGTAGCAATCGCGTATGCAACCAAACGCGCTGCGGCTAAACCCATGAAACGTGCAAGTGGACGTGGTAGATAATGCCGACAATCAATCAAGACCCAACAGGCATTAACAAAGCGGGGCAAGTGTCTGCGCGGGGTGGCCCCCAGGGTGATCCAGCCGACCACCGCGATACTTTAGATGAGATGCGCTCACGCTATACGATGGCAATTGCTGCGTATTCGGACAGCCGTGAGGACGAATTAGACGATTTACGCTTTATGGCAGGCAGCCCAGACAACCAATGGCAATGGCCTGCGGACGTATTGGCTACCCGTGGCGCCGTGCAAGGTCAAACGATCAATGCACGCCCATGTTTGACAATTAACAAGCTGCCACAGCACGTTCGTCAAGTAACGAACGAGCAACGGCAGAACCGCCCATCGGGTAAGGTCATCCCTGCGGACGACAAGGCCGATGTACAAGTAGCAGCCATCTATGACGGCATGGTGCGCCACATTGAGTACATGAGCGACGCCGATGTAGCATACGACACCGCCTGCGAGAACCAAGTCACCTATGGTGAAGGGTACATCCGCGTGTTGACTGAGTATTGCGACGAGGATTCGTTTGACCAAGACCTCCGAATTGGACGGGTACGCAACAGTTTCAGTGTGTACATGGATCCAATGTCGCAAGACCCCACAGGCGCAGACGCCGAGTGGTGCTTCATTACGCAAGACATCACCAAAGCGGAGTACGAACGGGACTACCCCGACGCCGCGCCCCTCAGTTCCATATTGGCAAGCGGTGTAGGCGATCAGTACTTGAGCCAGTGGCTCACTGAGGACACCCTGCGTATTGCAGAGTATTTCTACTATAAGCATGAGGAAGCAACGCTCAACTTGTACCCAGGCAATCAGTCGTTCTTTGACGGATCGCCTGAAGATAAAAACATGAAAGAGATGGGACTCAAACCCATCAAGTCACGCCGCGTAGATCGCAAAAAAGTCATGTGGATGAAAACCAACGGTTTTGAATCTTTAGAAGAACGCGAGTGGGCAGGCAAATGGATCCCTGTCGTGCGCGTGATTGGTAACGAATTTGAGGTAGAAGGTCAGATTTACATATCTGGCTTGGTACGCAACGCAAAAGATGCACAGCGGATGTACAACTACTGGACTAGTCAAGAGGCTGAGATGCTCGCCCTTGCGCCAAAAGCACCGTTTATCGGCTATGGCGGTCAGTTTGAAGGTTACGAAATGCAGTGGAAAACAGCCAATACGACCAACTGGCCGTATTTGGAAGTAAACCCCGACGTAACGGATGGCATGGGCGCTGTATTGCCATTGCCCCAACGCGCCGCGCCCCCACTGCCCCAAACTGGTTTGATTCAAGCCAAGATGGGCGCGTCCGATGACATCAAGTCCACTACTGGACAGTACGACTCGAGCTTAGGAGCCACAAGTAACGAACGCTCAGGTCGGGCTATTCTGGCACGGGAAAAACAAGGTGATACAGGTACGTATCATTACGTTGACAACCTTGCCCGTGCAATTCGCCACATCACACGTCAACTCGTTGACATGATTCCTAAGATTTACGACACCGAGCGTATTGCTCGCATCGTTGGCTTAGACGGCGAAGTCGATATGGTTAAGATTAACCCCCAGCAGCCTAACCCAGTCAACGAAATCCGCGACGTTAACACCGGCATTTTGATTGAGAAGATTTATAACCCTGGCGTTGGTCGTTACGATGTCGTAGTCACCACAGGCCCAAGCTACATGACTAAACGTCAAGAAGCAATGGACGCTATGAGTCAAATTCTGCAAGGCAACCCACAATTGTGGTCAGTTGCAGGCGATTTGTTTGTTAAAAACATGGATTGGCCTGGTTCAGAAGAACTGGCTGCACGTTTGGCTAAGACGATTGACCCCAAATTGCTAGAAGATGGCGATAAAGACCCTGCCTTGCAAGCTGCTGAACAGCAAATGCAAGCCATGGGCGCTGAATTAGACCAAATGGCTCAAATGATGCAGAATTTCCAAAAATCCGTTGAGGTTCAGGACTTGGAACGCAAGAATTTTGAGGCTGAAATTAAAGCATATCAAGCTGAAACACAGCGTATTAGCGCCGTTGCAGCAGGTATGACTGCCGAGCAGATTCAAGATATTGTGATGGGTACCATTGCAGCTGCTTTAGATACCGGCGACTTGGTTGGCCAAGAGTTGCAACGTGAACCTATACAAGTGCCGCCTGAAGCGCTTGAACCAGCGCCAGAGATGATGCCGCCTGAACAAATGCCCCCCGAAATGATGCCACCCCAAGGAGCGCCACAATGAAAACGTGCGCTGAGTTTATAGGAATGTTGTTTTTGGCCCGTGACGTAACCCATTCAGCCCATTTAAACACCCGCAGTTACGCTAAACATAAGGCTTTGCAAAAGTTTTACGAAAATATTATTGATCGTGCAGATACTTTTGCTGAGGCTTATCAAGGCCGGCATGGTTTGATTGGCCCAATTGCGTTAGCGTCAGCTAAAAAGACTAATAATGTTCTTGAGTTTTTAGAAGATCAACTTGCCGAACTAGAGGCAATGCGTTACGATGTATGCGACAAGACAGACACGCCGTTACAGAATTTAATTGACGGAATTATTGAGTTATATTTAAGCACGCTGTATAAACTGCGTTTCTTAGCGTAAGGAGAAAAGAATGGATTTTTTAAGACCCCTAGCGGACGCAAATTACCCCGCTGATTCAGATAATACAAGCGG